ACCACAGCTCCGGCTGCGCCTGCCGCGGCGGCTGCACCAGCAACAACAACAGCACAAAACCCTGCAGGGTTTAACGCTTCTAACGTGATGAATTTGCCTGGTATGGAGAAGTACGCCAAACAACCTGCTCCTGCTAAGACAGCAAACTTTGGTGCTAGTCCTGGTGGATACAGCAATGTCACTACTTCGTTTAAACCAACTACACCTGCCAAATCGCCAACAGCACCTGCTGCTCCAGCAGGTACTAGAGTAACTTCGGGCGGCCCAACGCCAGACGAGCAAGCCAGATTGGCTCAACGTATTGCACAGGCCACAGCAAAACCAGTGGCAGAAATGTTGCGCATGGTTGAAACCAAAGAAGACGTTGCCAAGATCAAACAGTTTATTGACCGAACTTTTGTCAAGTACGGCGCTGTAACTGAAAGTGCTTTTGTTGTGCGCAACCGTCTGATTGAACACGTAACACAAGTTGGCGCACAACGCCGCAGAGAACATGCTCAAATGAGCTGATCAAACACCCTTAGGACCGGTACTTGTTACCGTAAGTGTGGGGTGGCTTCTACCCTGGGGAAACAATTCGCTACTGCGTACCCTAAAACGAGCAACCATACATTGACTTCTCCTTGAGTAACAGTTATAATAACTGACTACTTTAGGAGATTTCTATGACACAACAAAAAACATTCAACGGCGATCAAAAGATTAAACTGATTCAAATTATCAACGAGGGTATGCAAGTGACTCAAGAGATCGAAACACTCACTGGTGGTCTCAATGACACCATCAAAGCCATTGCAGAAGAACTTGAGATCAAGCCCGGTGTTTTGAAGAAAGCAATCAAGCTAGCACACAAAGCCGAATTTGGTAAAGCCAAACAGGATCACGAGTTGCTAGAAACTATTTTAGAGACTGTGGGCAAGACTTTATAATTGATGATTAATATTTTTCCAATTAAACAATTTCAGGGACAATACTGCTTGTCACCATTTGTCATGATTGAGGTCACACTCAACGGTGACGTAAGAATGTGTGGGTGCGGCGCCTGGATGCAGACTACAATTGGAAATTTAAAAAAAACTACATTAAAAGAAATGTTGACGTCTGATTTAGCTCAAAAAATTAGACAAAGTATTATTGATGGATCATATGTTTATTGCAATGAAAAGTTGTGTGGGGTAATTACCAACAACAGTTTAAACACAATTGACACAGTACCTCCAAACATAAAAGCACTGTTTAATGACGCATCAACATTTGAAATGCCGCACCATATCAGTTTCCAAGGAGACGAAACTTGTAATTTAAGTTGTCCTAGTTGCCGCACACACATTAAAAAAACCCCAGCAGAGCAACAGCAACAACAACTCCTTGTGGGAGAAATTGTGTGTAACAATTTGTTTTCTGAGGCAACTGATCAAAAAATAAAATTAGAAGTCAGTGGCACAGGAGAAGTTTTTGCTAGTCCTATGTTAATGACTTTTATAAATTCTATTGATCGTTCTAAGTTTCCCAATCTAGAATTAGACATCGGAACAAATGGATTGATGTGTGAACAGAACTGGCATCGTCTAGGAGATATGCAAGCATCTGTAAAAAAAATAACTGTAAGCATTGACGCCTCGCAAGCCAGCACATACGAAAAAATACGACGTGGCGGGAAGTGGCAACAACTGCTACAAGCAATGAAATTTTTACAGAATAAAAAACATCATCAAGGTATTACCTTGCATACTAGAATGATTGTACAACAACAAAATTATCGCGAAATTGAATCATTCTATCAAGTGTGCCAACAATTTGATGTGGATATAGTAGAATATTCAAGAATAACAAACTGGAGAACTTGGTCACACAAAGAATTTCAATTTCATGATGTGTTTAATCCTGAGCACCCTGAGTTTGAAACAGCACAACAAGAAATTTTCAAAGTCAAACAATTATCAGGCACATGGTTTGCGGGACTATAAATATGTACGAGTCGCTCACGATACGAGCATGAATCACGGCTTACCGGCCACAAACGGAGACTATGAGTTATATTGACGCACTATATGATCGTGAACACGATCGCATCCATGTTGTAGAACGCCGAGACGGCATTCGCAAATACCAAGAATACCCGGCCAATTATGTTTTCTACTACGACGACCCTCGTGGTAAGTTTCGTAACATCTACGGCAATCCAGTATCACGGTTTTCTACTCGCAACAACAAAGAGTTTCGTAAAGAAGTGCGAATACAGAGCAACAAACAACTTTACGAATCAGATATCAATCCTATTTTTCGTTGTTTGGAAGAAAACTACAAAAACATTGATGCTCCAGAACTGCACACAGCGTTTTTTGACATTGAAGTAGACTTTAATAAAGAGCGTGGCTTTAGTCCAGTTGAGGACCCGTTCAATCCTGTTACTGCTATCTCTGTTTATCTAGACTGGTTGGGCCAACTGGTTACACTAGCAGTTCCGCCCAAGCACCTGAGCTGGGACACAGCACATGATCTTGTTAAGGATTTTGAAAACACAATCTTGTTTGATAACGAAGCAGATATGTTTAAAACATTCCTTGACCTGATTGACGATGCTGATGTGCTAAGTGGCTGGAACTCAGAGGGCTATGATATTCCCTATACTGTAAACCGCATCACTAGAGTATTAAGCAAAGACGACACACGCAAGTTCTGTTTATGGGGACAATTGCCCAAGATGCGTATGTTTGAACGCTTTGGTAGCGAGCATCAAACATATGACTTGATTGGGCGGGTGCATATGGACTATATGCAACTGTATCGCAAGTACACATATGAAGAACGTCACTCATATAGTTTAGACGCTATTGCCGAGTATGAATTGGGTGAGCGTAAGACACAGTTTGAAGGCACACTTGACCAACTATACAATCAACACTTTAAAACGTTTATTGAATACAATAGGCAAGATACAATGTTGTTGCACAAACTGGATCGTAAGCTACAGTTCTTAAGTCTAGCATGCGAACTAGCACATGCCAATACTGTGTTGCTACAAACCACAATGGGTGCTGTGGCAGTGACTGAACAGGCCATCATCAACGAAGCACACGAACGTGGCATGGTTGTTCCTAATCGCAAGCAAAGACTTGATAGTGAGGATACCCAGGCGGCAGGTGCTTATGTTGCGTATCCAAAGAAAGGTGTACATGAGTGGATTGGATCAGTTGACATTAACTCACTATATCCGTCAGCTATTCGTGCGCTTAACATGGGTCCAGAAACTGTTGTAGGTCAGCTTCGCCCTATTATGACCAACAAGCTGATCAAAGATAACATGGCCAAGGGTGCTAGCTTTGCAGGCGCCTGGGAAGGTTTGTTTGCCAGTTTAGAATATACTGCGGTAATGGAACAGCAACGTGGCACAGAAATTACCATTGACTGGGAAAGTGGCGAGGAGTCAGTTTACTCAGCGTCTGAAATCTGGAGCATGATTTTTGACAGCAACCAACCTTGGATTCTTAGTGCTAATGGTACTATCATGAGCTTTGAGAAGAAAGGTATCATCCCCGGACTACTAGAGCGTTGGTACAGCGAACGCAAGGAACTGCAAGCCAAAAAGAAGGAAGCAAAAGATGCTAAGGAAATTGCATTCTGGGACAAGCGACAGTTGGTTAAGAAGATTAACCTCAACAGTTTGTACGGGGCTATTCTTAACCCGGGCTGTAGATTCTTTGACAAGCGTATTGGACAATCGACAACACTTACTGGTCGTTCAATTGCGAAACACATGGATGCTTATCTTAACGAACTCATTACAGGCGAGTATGATCATGTTGGAAAAGCAGTCATATATGGTGATACGGACTCATGTTATTTTAGCGCCTGGCCCGCTCTACAGAATGAAGTTAAAGACGGACGTATGGCGTGGTCAAAAGAGACTTGTATTCAGTTGTATGACAGCCTTGCTGACCAAGTAAACAATAGTTTTCCAGGGTTTATGGAACAAGCATTTCACTGCCCCAGAGACATGGGTTCACTAATCAAGTGCGGTCGCGAAACTGTTGCGGATCGTGGATTGTTTATCACAAAGAAACGTTATGCTGTTAATGCTATTGATATTGAAGGCAAACGACTGGACGTGGATGGCAAGATTGGCAAAACAAAAGCCACAGGCCTTGATTTAAAGCGCAGTGATACACCTAAAGTTATTCAAGACTTTTTGTTAGAAATTCTAAATAAACTACTTGCTGGTGCTGGCAAGGAAGAAATTGTAGAACGAATTCGAGAGTTCAAATATGAGTTCAAAGAACGTCCGGCATGGGAGAAAGGTAGTCCCAAGCGTGTTAACAATTTAACCAAGTATGGCGCTGCAGAAAAAGAACAAGGCAAAGCCAACATGCCCGGACACGTTAGAGCTGCAATGAACTGGAACAACATGCGTAGAATGAATGGTGACAATTACTCAATGGCAGTGGTTGACGGCATGAAAACTATTGTGTGCAAGCTCAAGACAAATGCGTTAGGGTGGACGAGCATTGGTTACCCCACAGACGAACAACGGTTGCCAAAATGGTTTACTGAACTTCCATTTGATGACAGTTTAATGGAAGCCACTGTTGTAGATCAAAAGGTCGACAACTTGTTAGGTGTGTTGGACTGGGACCTAGCTGGTGCTACCAACACTGAAAATACATTTACAAACTTATTCTCTTTCGAATGAAACTAAGCGAAATTGTTGCATACTTAAATTTGCTAGATCGGCACGACCCTGACATTGAGTGTCGCGATACCATGCGTCGATTTGAAGGTGTGTATCATGTAGTAAGAAATCACCCAATACAAATTGATACTTTTTCGGCCAAGTTAGGGGAAGTATACACCAACATTGAAAACAGTATGCGAGAGTTTACTAACAATGTTTTGTTGTTAAGACAACGGCTTGAGGCAGAACGTGATCAACTAGAACCTGAATATTTGCGTGAAAGTCGCAGATGGTTTGATCATGAACAACCGTTTGAAAACAACCACTACATTCTAAATAGACGGTTGGTAGCTGACGATGAAAGTAACATACTAATACGAAGTCACCTGCGTAATTACTCAGACTGGCGATTACCCGGTATGATCCTTAGGCCCGGTAAGGATACATTTATTGAAGACTTAGTACCATTGGATCCATTATACTTGGTTGACCATCATCAAGAGTTGCTGGACTTTAGTATTACAAATTTTAATCTTGAATACCAGCGTAGATTAAGACCTTATATCGTCGATGACCGAGGAACTGGTCCGATCATGAGCAAGTTACCTAACGATCAGTTTGGATTTGTATTTGCCTACAACTTTTTTAATTACAAGCCACTAGATTTAGTTTCTAAATATCTTGATGAGCTGTACCAAAAACTACGTCCAGGTGGCGTGGTGTTAATGACATTTAACAACTGCGACCGTGCCCAAGGCGCAGGACTAGCAGAGCGTAACTTCATGTGCTACACTCCGAGACGTTATATCCTAGCACATGCCGAAAGCCTTGGGTTTGACTGTATTTTTATGCACGACGGTCAAGGTGATTTAAGTTGGGTAGAATTCCGCAAACCTGGTAACATTACCAGTCTACGAGGCGGCCAAACATTGGCCAAAATTGTTGCATTACCCAGCTAAAACCTATATACTAACACATAAGGAGAACTTTAATGAGAGATTGTTTATTAGACTTGGTAGAACACACATTTGATCTTGGCTGTATTGATTTGGTCAAGATCACTGGAGACGCAGACTCTACACAAATCAGCGGCTTAGCCGAAGACTTGAGTGTTGTTGTTCAAGCTGAATACAAAAACCCAGTGGCTGACTTTGTCGGCACGTTTGGCATGCCTAATTTATCAAAGCTAAAAACTTTGTTGAACTTGCAGGCATATCGTGATGATGCAAAACTTGCAATCACAAAAGGCAGT